CTGAAAAAGTTCTTAATATCTAACCAACGTTCACAAACTCTGATACCTCTACCACCATAGTTAGTGTATTCTGGGTGGGTGTTGTTGTAGCATCTTGAAATCATACCACAGTGTCTATCAAACAAGCTCTTATTCTGAATAACCAAACCATGTTTTTGTCTACCCTCTTTACGAAGACATCCACAACTTTTCTGCAACTCCTTGTACACATTGTAGTACCTTAAAACAACCTCTTTGCCACAATCACACAAGAAAAGGACATACATCTCTGATTTATTCAGAACATGTTCTGGTGTTGGTACTTGCTTAATCGCAGTCAGTCTGTTTTTAACTAAACCTTGTGTAAACTCAAGTTTTGGTTTCTTTGTCATTAAATATCTCCTGTATAAAATGAGAAATATTAATACTAATGTAAACCGAAGTCAAGCTCCGATTTACACGATATTAATACTTTACAATATTAATTATACAGTAGCACCTTTGACAGCACGAACTACAGTGGCTGGTCTGCGGAGCAAATGGACGTGAGAGAACTCAAGTTCCATCTCTTCTTTTTCACCTTTAGGGTCGCCATACACCCATAAGTATTGGTTTTCACCTAGAGTGTGCGCCATATCAAGCTTGGCGCTTGGTGCAACATACGAAATGAAAGTATCTTGAGTGCCCATCGGAACAAAGTAGCACTCACCCACTGGTAGGAAGCGTTGACCGTTTACACTATCACGAATCTCACGGAACAAGCAACCAGCATATACAAACTCACGGTACAGGGTAGTATTACCACCAAGACGGTTACGTTGAGGCTCTTGTGTTGAAGTATAGAATTTGTATGCTTCTTTAACACCAGCTTGAGCAATCAAAGCAGAGAAGAACTCAGGAGAACATAGACCAACAACGCCTGTGTACGAATCACCTGAAAGTGAGTTATCTTGAATGTGTGCAATCACATCTTCAATTTTAGCGATAACATCAGTCGCAGCATTAGTTAAATCAAAAGCAACTTCTTTACGAGTAACACCAAAATCTGTATAGAAAGAGTTGTGAGCTACAGTGTTGTTTGGAGACCAAATCTTACCTTGTGTGATAGCATAGAACTTAGCATATTCTTCTGTCATTTGAGCAGAGCGTTTCATGCGAAGCATCTTACGTTCCATAACAGCAGCTTTGGTTTCTGCTGTATCGGCAGTACCATAAGCACGAATACCTTGTACATCTGCTTGTGTTAAGTAATCAATTACTTTGTGATAAGGTACACGGTAAGTATGAATTGCACGATTTTCATCTTGGTTTGCTAGTACACTACCACCACGATATACGTCACCAATTAATCCCAACGTACCAAAAGTCTGTTCAAAAGATACGGTGTCTGTTGCGATAGATTCAGTACGGAAGATACCTAAATCCGAAAGAGGTGTACGAACGTTTGGAATCATTGCCAATTCTTCTGTCCAATCCTGCACACCAAAGTTGTTTGCGAAATTACGAGTAATCATTATTTTGTTTTTCCTTTAAAATTATTATCAACTTGGTTATTAAATAGCAGTTAGGACTTTAATGCCTAAAGTTAACAACTTAGCTTTAACATCTGCAATAGCTAGAGTACCTAGTTTGATTCCAGCTTGTGATACACCAGCAGCTCCACGAGCTAGGACGATAACAGCCGTATCGGTTGTAGCAGCAGCATTTGTGTTTTGAACAACAATACCAGCAATATCAGCAGCAGTTGCTGGAACAGTACCGTCATCAGCAACTAAGTCACCGATAGCAAAATTTTTAGCTGTACCGTTGTATGTTAAAACGTCACGACAATGGCGAAACTCAGGGAATAGTTCATACTTAACTAAGTTAGAAAAACGTTGAGTGTCTGTTGCAATTTTCATTATATAATTCTCCGAGTTCTTATTGTTGTTGAGCAGCAGCTAGACGAGCTTGAAGTGCAGCAGCTACAGGGTTCGCTTGAGCGGCAGCTTTAGAAACCTTCTCACCACTTTCTTTAGAACCCATCTCTTTAAACATTTCTGATTCATCTACTTTAGCAGTAAGAGCTTTAACAACATCTACTACATCTTTAAACGCTTCAGCATCTAAGTCTTTAACAGCTTTAAATAGTTTTGCAGAAGCATCTACGTCAACTACAGCAGCGATTACCTCAGCTTCACGAGCTTTCTCAACAGCTTCTTTTTCTTTCGCTTTGAAAGCTTCAATTTCTTGTTTAGCTTTTTGAATCTCTTCTAAAGCTTTCTGCAATTCAACTTCTTTAGCAACATACTGTGCTTTTTCAACAGTCTCAGGAGTACCTGACATATTATTATCCTCTTTTGGTACGGCTTTACCAGCCTTTTGTTTATTCTGCTTGTTTACAGTTTTACTTTCGGGCTGTTTCCCGACACCTTGAACATTAGGAATGTCATCTTTATGTTCAATATTAGGAGAAGCTTCTTTTTGTTTTAGAGCTTTCTCAACCTTTTCTTGTGTTTCTAAAACACTTAAATAATCTTGTTCACTTAGTTTTGATAAGAAGTCAACTTTGTTTTCTGACTCATGTGCTGACTTTAGAATTTGGAAACTTGCTACTTGACGTTCAACATAGTCTTGATAACCGTTTTCATCATCATCATCTTCCATACCAAGCATAGTTGCTAATATCTCTGCTTCGTCATACCACATATCGAAAAACTTGCGTAAGAACTCTTCAAAGGTTAGAGTCACTTGCACTTGAGTTGCTTTCTGTATAAAATCGGGAGAGTATTTATTTGTAGCTTTCATAATCAGGGTAGAGTAACCCGAAGCTGCACCACCTTGATCTTTATGTACTAACGCTAAATGAGAACCTTCATTCTCGAAGTTAATGTCTGTAAGCTTTCGCTTAGCTTTACGTTGTTCAGTCATCGTTGTCCTCATCTAATAATTCTGCTTGCGCTACACCCCCGATGCTTACGCCAGTGTAATCGCCATTCTTAACACCTTCCCAAATGCTGTCATCGTTAAACTGTAATACAGCTAACCAACTTCCTGCTTTGATAATAGTTTCACCCATTTGCATATCAACAGGTGACGTATAACTCTCAACAATTGAGAACGCATTTGTATCAAATAAGTGCAATAGGTTTGCTTTACGACAGTGTATGTTGAAGTTATGACAAGCTTTACGAACTTCATTAGCGTCATATACATCCCCATGTAAATCAACTTCATCAGGAGAGAGTACAAGGAATGTTGCTTGTTTTAATTCTTCATTTGCTTGTTTAATAATTGGAATGTTTGTCTTTTTAGGACGCATATACTTACCCTTATTATTGTATTTGAGTAAGCTTATATTTATTATGTATAGCAATCAATGTTGCTCATAGCTGTATTATATAACCAAGAATTTTATTTGTAAATACTTTAATTAAATATTTTTATAAATATAAGCTTTTATCATTACTTTTTGTTATTGTTTAGCGAGAGTAAGCTACCCTGCAATTTCATATTGCTACCCTGCATTATCTAAGTTGTTGTCGTTATCATTACCTGTACTAGCTGTTCTACGACTACCCTCAAGAGGATTGTCTAACTCTTGCCCTGCTTTACTTGTATTGTCCGTCAATAACTCTGACAAATCAGTACCTTCAGGTAGTGAATCTAAACCAATAAGATTTAGAACACGGTTAACAACAGGAAGTGTCTTAGGCATCAAACCTACACTAGCAACACGTTGTAAGAATTTTGATGTTTCCTCTAATGAAACAGATTCAAGATCATCAACAGCAATGTAAGGTAATCGGGTCATCTCCCAACCATTCATGCGAGCAATTAATGGAATGAGGTGATGGTTTACTACGTTGCAAATCTCTTTGAGTTTTGATTCAATAGCAATAGCAGATAAACTATTCTTGATATTACCTAAAGCATAACTACCTGTACTACCTTGACCCATAATTAAAAGGTCAGCACTTAATGCTGTAAGGATAGCGTTACTGTAGTATTGCTTGATACCTGTAGTATCGTAAGCTTTACCACCTTCGTTCTTTAACAACTCAAACTTAAACAAAGGTTGCTTTGTTGTTTCATCATAAGCTAGTGGTAGCACCATACCTGATTGCTGATTCTGTTGAATGTTACGAACAATGTTCTGCCATTCACGATACTGTGCTTTAGTGGTTTCATCAGCATCTTCTGCCATAATTTGTGGAGGAATCCATGCAACAGGAACGCCTGAAAGATCACGGTTCAAGCCCACGCTTTCGAGTTCTTCTACAGCAGTTTTATACTTCCATGAGTAGTAACAAGCTTTGAGGGGTGAATCACCAACAGGAGAGTCTTTATTCTTACCTAAACGGAATAACAAAAACTTCTTACGTGGAATTGTAATTTCTTCACCTTTAGATGAAAGCAATACTTGTCCACGTTTACCTGTCTTAGCTACTGTTTGAGTTAAACCAATAAGGTTTTGTTCTTCGTCATAATTCCATTTAGAGATACTATCTTGAGAACGAATAGGTAATTTTCTAATACCAATCTTACCATCGTTGAACAAACTTCCTTTAGAATGCAACCGTTTTCGTAATACAATTTCATTCACACAGAAACCATACTTATTCATACTAGCAACTTCTTGAATGAAGTCCTGCCAAGAGTGACCATCCATATCTTCAAATAAGCATTCACGAATGAAG